GCCCGGGCCCCCGTCCCCCCTTTGAAATAAAATAGGATTTAAGACCTTGCTACTACCTCCCAAAATGTCCTTCAACCCATTAAGAAACTATCTTGCTGAACGAATCGCACGTATTCGTAATGAATGGAAAATCTTCCAGTCATCAAATGAAGATCCCACAGCTGCTCTTGAACTCAATCAAGACTCAGACACGTCTCGAACGTACCTCGCAGCCAAACATGAATATATTGAACTATTTGATACTAAGCGCCTAAACGCCGAATTCTCCGCCCTTCAAGAAACATTCATCGCTTCGAACTCACTACTGTTCCAACCTTTTGAGCTACATAAGCCACTTGCTACTGACGTACCTCTCCCTGAACAAAGAACTCCCGCTCCCGGACTTCTCGCTGTCCCCGCATTCTTCCACTCCACCCGAGTTATCCATGCCGATCCTCTAACGACCCGTACCGTCCAACAAACCGACCCTCTTGATGTAAACGAATCCTACATACCAGGTGACATTGACTATGGCCAACCAATTGATCAGTCTCTTATAGACCTCATCAACTCTCAATTTCCTGAGTACCGCCAAATTGTCTCCCAATATTGTCGTCCTGCTGGTACCACCGATGCTACATTCCGTGACTTTAATAAGCCACAAGTCGATTCCAAACCTATCGATCCTGAACGTAAATTACATGTATTAAACCACATCTTTCACTTTCTTGATGCAACACCGTACCTTCCGATTCATTTCGTTGACACCCAATTTGCTAAGCTTCCAATGAGCACAGGAACCGGTTACTTTAATCGATTCTCCTACCGCCAAAGAGCCCACGCCAAGTACTCCCACCCTCCGGAATACGCTGAGCGTCCCACCTCTAAAGGATACTTTTTAAATGCAACATTAGACTATGCTCGTACCGTCATCCACAAGATTAAAACGTCAGGCCTCCCCTTTGACTATTCTTTTCCAGACGATGCAACTGAACTAACTCCAGATATTATATCTGATATATCAGACAAATTAAACGCATTCTTTAATGATCACCCGACATTACTTTTTACTCGCAACCACATCTCTGATCGTGATAAAACGCTTAAAGTTAGACCTGTATACGCCGTCGATGAGATCTTTCTCCTCCTCGAAATTATACTCTTCTTTCCACTCACCGTACAAGCCCGAAAATCATCGTGCTGTATAATGTATGGACTTGAAACCATGCGTGGCTCCAACCACCACTTGGATCAACTTGCTCAAGCATTTTCCACCTTCTTCACTATAGATTGGTCCGGATATGATCAGTCCCTCCCCCGTGTTATCACGGATATATTTTTCACTGACTTCATCCGTCGCCTCATTGTCGTATCTCACGGCTATGCTGCCACTTATGAATATCCTGTCTACCCAGACTTGACTACAGACAAAATGTATACTAGAATGGACAATCTTCTCCACTTTTTGCACCTCATGTATAATAACATGACATTCCTCTCTGCTGATGGATACGCCTACAGACGCCTTTACGCTGGTGTCCCCTCTGGCCTATACCTTACTCAGTATCTCGATTCATTTGGAAATCTCTTCCTCTTGATCGACGGAATGATTGAGTTCGGATTCACCGACAAAGAAATTAGAGCAATCATGCTCTTCGTTCTTGGTGATGACAACTCCGGCTTTACGAACTGGCCTCTCGAACGACTTCACTCGTTCCTGTCTTTTCTCGAAACCTACGCAAAATCACGCTACAATATGACTCTCTCAAAGACTAAATCAGTTGTAACATCTATGCGATCAAAAATAGAAACACTCTCGTACCAATGCAATTACGGCTCACCTCGTCGTCCCATCGACAAAATGGTCGCCCAACTATGCTACCCAGAACATGGCTTCAAACCACAATACATGTCCTCTCGTGCAGTTGGCCTCGCCTACGCCTCCGCTGGACAGTCTCGTACTTTCCACAACTTTTGCTATCAAGTGTACAAATTGTTTCTGCCTCAAGCAGCCATCGGACCATCCGATCTTGAAATTATAAAACGCTGGCTTCCCGGCCCGTTTTACGCTACTATTGACGCCACTGACGCCGAAATCGCTCTCTTACGATTCCCGACACTCGAAGAAGTACTTAAACAATTCGACCACTATCATGGCCCACTCAAATATCCACCGAAATGGAATATAGCACATTTCATAAATGATCCAGACTACTTGCCCCCCGACGCTATCACAATGCACGAATATGAAATAATCAATTCAATTATTCCACGTTCATCACCGAATCTACCCATGACTCGTGAGACAAAGTGAAACTCCGTCACGCAGCCAAAATACTGCTTTTCTTGCTTTTTTTAGAACTTATACTTTTAAACTTTTCAACCCCAACAAAACAAACAAACGTAAACAACCC